TGGACTAAAGTTGGAAATTTCAGGACTGAGAGTTCAGAAAACAATGTGAAGTGGATAATAATTACGCAGAATTAATCTCAAGGGGACGATATGGATGTTTTAAATTTTATAAAAGATTATCAAAAGATATTGATAAACAGAATAGATGACGTTAGTCTTTCGATAACAAGCGGTGGAGTAACTGATTGGGAAGACTACAAGGCAAGAGTTGGTGAAATACAGGGTGTCACCTACGCTCTTGATGAATTGAAGGCCCTGCTAAAGAAAGTGAAGTATGTCGATGACACTGATCGTACCTGAGTATGTTCTAGCGCAACAACAAGCGAAGAAGCAGGCCGAAAAAGCCGCAAAAGAAAAATCCTTAAAAGACAGAATGCCACAACCTACAGGGTGGAGAATCCTTGTCATGCCTTACATGGGCAAGGACAAGACTGATGGCGGTGTCTATGTTCCCGATGCTGTAAGAGAAAGAGAGTCACGAGCTACGGTTGTAGCTTACGTTGTACGTCTCGGCCCACTTGCTTATCAGGATCTGGATAAATTTGGAGAGCACGGGCCTTGGTGTAAGGAGGGAGATTGGGTTTGTATCGGTAGATATGCTGGATCTCGTTTCAACATTGAAGGAGGAGAAGTCCGTGTCATTAACGATGACGAGGTCATCGCAACCATCGTTGATCCTGACGATGTTAAAAGCTATGGAGCATAGTAATGGCAGAAGCAGCAGAGAAGACCACAGACCTGACCGCTGATCTTGAAGAAGAACAAGGGAAAGAAGTAGAAGTTGTTGAGGAGGAGTCTCAAGAAGTAGAGGCTGTTGAGGAGACTGAAGAAGACTCTGACGTTGAGAAAGACGAGAAAGAAGAAGAGCTTGATCAGTATTCAAAGAATGTACAGAGCCGCATAAGTAAGATTACGCAGAAGTACAGAGACGAAGAAGCACAGAGGATTGCAGCGGTTGAGTTTGCTCAGAAAGTAAAAGAGCAGAACGATGAGCTACGTCACCGTCTCAATGCTTTGGATCAATCTTATGTCGGAGAGTTTGGAACTCGAATAGAGTCTCAGATTGCCGCTGCAAAAGTTGCGTACCAGAAAGCATATGACGAGGGTGATGCTGACTCTATGTTTGAAGCTCAGAAAAACTTGAGCAGACTTGCACTGGAAGAAGCACAGGTAGAGCAGGCCAAGAAGCGTCAGGAACAGCAAGCTGCTGCTCCACAACCTGCTTTACAGGGACAGCAACAACAACAAACTGCTCCACAAAAGGCCAAACCTGATGCAAAAGCAGAGGCTTGGGCATCTAAAAATGACTGGTTTGGTCAAGATCAAACAATGACTTACGCTGCTTTTGGTATTCATAGACAGTTAATTGAGGATGAAGGGTTTGACCCAACGTCCGATGAGTACTATAATGAACTTGATCGTAGAGTCCGGTCAGAGTTTCCACAGAAGTTTGGAGGCTCTAAGGATAAAGGACCCAGAGTCGCTTCTGCTGAGTCCACGGCTTCCAAGTCGTCTACAAAAAAGGGGCGCAGAACAGTCAAGTTAACCCCTTCGCAGATTCAGATAGCGAAGCGATTAAATGTTCCGCTCGAAGAATACGCTAAGTATGTTAAGGAGTAATGAAATGACTGATTCTACAAAGAGATCGCCTCGCGAAGCGGAAACTCGCGCAAAGACCCAACGCCGCAAGCCTTGGGCACCTCCATCTAAACTGGAGGCTCCAGAAGCACCCGCAGGGTACAAACATCGTTGGATCCGTACTTCACTTCGCGGTGAAGATGATCAGATGAATGTGACTACTAAAATGCGTGAAGGGTGGGAACCTGTCCGTGCTGACGAATATCCTGAGATGGCTGGTAAATTTCCAACCATTGATTCAGGTGCTAATGCAGGGACAATTGGAGTCGGCGGTTTAATGTTGGCTAGAATACCTGAAGAAACGGTTGAAGAAAGAACTGAATACTTCCGGGAGCAGACCCGCACTCAAATGGATGCCGTGGATCAAAACTTGATGAGGGAACAACATCCTTCAATGCCTATCCATAGTGATAGGAAAAGTCGTGTATCGTTCGGAGGTCGTAAAGACGGATCCGAGTAAACATTTAGCTATGGCAAGGAGTATTTATCATGGCAAATTCCAATGGAGCCTTTGGTCTACGACCATATGGTATGCTGGGTTCAGCAGTCCACTCCACTGGTACGACTGAGTACCGTATCGCATCTGACAACTCAAACCCTATTTTCCAAGGCATGGCGGTTATCCCGCTTGCTGCTGGTGTTATCGACGATCTGCAAGCTGCTGCTGGTGGTAACGTCGCTATCGTGGGTGTGTTTAATGGGTGTGAATACGTCTCATCGACCACTGGAGAAGTAGTTCGTTCTAACTATTGGCCCGGTTCAGGTGCTGATTCTAATTTTCCTGTTAGAGCGTTTTTGTACGACAACCCATCACAACTGTTCACCATTGCTACATCAAACGTAGTTTCTGCTGCTAATACAGAAGCAGAGGTTCGTGCAGCAGTGTTTGCAAACATCGCGTTTGCAACTGGTAACAGCGGTTCGACTACAACTGGTATCTCTTCTGCAACAGCAGATTTGAATACTATCGCCACCACCAACACTTTAGCTCTGCGTATTATGGGTGTACAAGATGACCCAGAAAATGCTGACTTTACTGCTGCTGGTATTCCGTTAATCGTTCGTATAAACAACCACTTCAATGCGCCAACAGGCTCTATTGCAGCGGCTACTGTTTCTACGACTGGCGTATAAGGAGGCTGATCAATGGCTATTTCTCGCGCACAACTAGCGAAAGAACTGGAACCCGGCCTTAATGCCTTATTCGGCATGGAATACGGACGGTATGAAGGTCAACACGCTGAGATCTTTGACACCGAGTCATCTGACCGGGCGTTTGAAGAAGAAGTAATGTTGTCTGGCTTTGGCGCTGCTCCTGTAAAACAGGAAGGCTCCTCAGTTTCATTCGACGACGCAAACGAAGCTTTCACTGCTCGGTACAACCACGAGACAGTGGCTATGGCATTCTCAATCACTGAGGAAGCTGTAGAAGACAATCTTTATGATCGTCTGGCATCACGCTATACACGGGCACTTGCACGTTCTATGGCACACACTAAGCAGGTCAAAGCTGCATCAATCCTTAACAACGCATTTACTGCCGCTGCTTTTGCTGGCGGTGACGGCGTTGCTCTTTGTGATGCATCACACCCGCTTACTAACGGCAGCACCTTTAACAACGAGCCATCCGTGGCCGCTGATTTGAACGAAACTTCTCTTGAAGATTCACTCATCAGCATCGCTGGATTTGTTGATGAGCGTGGTTTGGTTATTGCCCTCAAAGGCATGAAGCTAATCATCCCTCGTCAGCTTCAGTTTGTTGCCGAGCGTCTCATGGTATCAAACCTTCGGGTAGGTACAGCAGACAACGATGTAAACGCACTCAAGTCAATGGGCATGCTTCCAGACGGTTATGTAGTCAACGACTACCTGACTGACACAGACGCATTCTTCATTAAGACTGACGCTCCGAATGGCTTCAAGCACTTCGAGCGTATGGCATTGTCAACTAGCATGGATCCAGATTTCGATACTGGCAACATGCGGTACAAGGCTCGTGAGCGTTACAGCTTCGGATTCTCAGACCCACGTTGTGTATTCGGTTCACCGGGTGCATAAATAAGTTTGTTGAAACAAATACAAAGGGCGGCTGTTCAGTCGCCCTTTTTTGTTGTATAGTCTTATCAATCCCTGACAGTCGCATTGGGTGACTGACACTAGCCGAGACAGGAGACTCAAATGGCTACTACTACTTTTACCGGAGCAGTCCGCTCCAAAGGTGGATTTACCTCTGTAAGTCAGAGCAGCACAACTGGTGCGTTCACAACTCTTTCAAGCATCAGTTCAACTGGTGTGTCTTCATTTGATGCAAACACAATGGCTGTAGAAGCTGGTACTGGTATTACAGGCGGTACGGGCACTATTTATCGTAGTTCTGTACAGCGTGTAGGCGGCATCATTACAACTCGTATTCTTATTGACCTGACTGGACTGCGTTCCACCGCAAGCGGAGACATTATTGGAGTAAATGGTACTTCAAATGTATGTCACATTGGTCAGATTACTGCTGCAAAAAACGGCACAATCTTAACAGGTAGCATGGAATGCTTTGAGGCACCTGCTGGCGGTGATCCAGATATTAACGTACACTCTGCCACAGAAGGCACAGGTGTTGAAGACGGAGCAATCGGTGACTTGACAGAAACATTGCTGGTTAACGCTGGTGACGCTACAACAGGCAGTAAAGTATACTTTACGGCTGTCCCTGCTGCTGATGAGTTCTTGTATCTAACACTTGGTGCCACAACAGATGCTGATTACACTGCTGGTAAACTCTTTATTGAATTGATGGGCTACGAAGCCTAGTAACGAGAGGGGGCAACTCCCCCTCTTCTTTTTATAAGGAGATTGAAATGGCAGACGCTGTAACATCACAAACACTTGTTGATACCCCGAAAACAGCAGTCTTGAAGTTTACCAACGTCTCAGATGGTAGCGGTGAGGATGCTGTTAAGAAGGTTGACGTATCTGCGTTGTCTGCAAACATAGACGGCAGCACATGTACAAAAGCCACTATTGAAAAGATTTGGTGGCAGTGTAATGGAATGAAAGTGAAGATTCTATTTGATGCCAGCACGGATGATTTCTGTATTGAGCTTGGAGAGAATCAAAGTGGGTTTCATGATTACACACCCTTTGGAGGTCTAACTAACCCTGCAAGCTCTGGTGTAACAGGAGACATTATGTTCACAACTGTGGGACATTCTTCTGCTGACACATACACCATCATTATACAAGTGCAGAAGAGCTACTAATAATGGCTCGTAAACGAGCAAAGATGCCCCCGCGCAACAAAAAGAATTTCCGCTCCACAAAAAGTGGGGCGGGGATGACGAAGGCTGGTGTTGCTAAATATAGAAGAGATAACCCCGGCAGCAAGCTCAAGACCGCTGTTACGGGTAAGGTTAAAAAAGGTAGCAAGGATGCTAAACGGCGTAAGTCATTTTGCGCTAGATCTGCTGGGCAGATGAAAAAGTTTCCAAAAGCTGCTAAGAATCCTAACAGTCGTCTAAGACAGGCTAGGAGAAGATGGAAATGTTAAATGCTCAATTTGTAGCAGGAACCGTTTTTGTTGCCTTTATAGGTGCGTGTGTCGCGGGACTAACATGGATATCGTCAACTCTCATTGAGGTTGACAAGAACGTAGCGGTTATGGCTATGAAGATTGATACTAACAATGAAAAGATAGATCAGCTTCATGAAATGATCAGGCCAATGTGGGAAGAGTTTACGGGAAGGACATATGATGGCAATCTCGCGAAGTTCAATACCCAAACAGATTTCAAAACCTCCATTAAAACGGAGTTCTAAAGTGCCAAAAGACGCTTGTTATCATAAGGTCAAAGCTCGTTACAGAGTTTTCCCAAGCGCCTATGCCTCGGGCGCAATTGCAAAATGCCGAAAGGTAGGTGCCGCTAATTATGGCACTGGAGGTAAGAAGAAGAAAAAGGGGAAGGCTTCGGGCGGAGTCTTGAACATGAGTAATGGAGGAGCCGCAGTTACTAAGGCAAAGCGGCCATCTAGCAATCCTAATGTTGCTAGAGGGTGCGGTGTTGTCATGAGTAACAGAAGAAAAGCAACTCAGTACTCGTAGGAAAAAATGGAACCCGTATCAACAGCTTTGGCTGGTATAGCTCTATTTAAGTCGGCTGTTGACGGTATCAAAAGTGTCATTAGCACGGCGCAAGATGTTGGGGAAATAGCTGGTCACATAGACAACCTCTTTGAAGGTGATAAACAAGTACAGCAAAGGCGAAACAAAAAGTCTGGTGTAGGAGTAGGAGATCAGTTTGGTATAAAGTCAGTAGCGCAAGAGATCATAGATGCGAAGCTGGCTAAAGAACAGATGCAAGAAATTGCCTCAATGGTGGACATGAGATTTGGACATGGGACTTGGGCTTCCATAGTGGCAGAGAGAGCAAAACGCATACAAGAAGCAAAGGAAGCCGCAGCAGCAGCTAGAAGAGAAGCTGCTAAACGTCATAAAGAGTTGCAAGAAAACATAAAACTTGCATTTATAATAGGTGGAGTAATTGTAATTTCTATTGGTTTATTTGTTATTCTTATGATTTCTGTGGCAAGGGCGGTGAGTTTGTAAATGGCGGTAAGGAAAACAAAAAGTGGGCTGGCGCTCAAAAGGTGGTTCAAGGAGAAGTGGACGGACCAGAGAACGGGTAAACCGTGTGGCCGTCGCAAGGGTGAAAAACGGGGTACTCCATATTGCCGCCCGTCCAAACGTATCAGTTCTAAAACCCCCAAAACAGGGAGCGAAATGACAGCCGCTGAAAAGCGTAGTAGAATAGCTCAGAAGAAAAGAATCGGCCAGCCAGCAGGCAAGCCAAGGCGTGTAAAAGCAGTAAGGAGAAAAAAGAAATGAAGAACATTCCCGCAGGAAACGAACGAGCCTAAGATGCGTGAACTCATAGAGGAGTGGGTTCACAATGATCTGAGTGTGGTAGACCCGGATATAGGATACGCACCTTGTCCTTTTGCTAAGAAAGCCTTGAGAGATGACAGGCTAAGAGTTGTTGAGTGTATTAGCAGGCAGGATTTATGGGAGACTGTGGCAGCACAGTGTAAGAATTTTAGTAACAAACACTCTGTTATAATCTGTTTGGAAGAGGAACCCAGTCAAACATACGAAGAAGTAGAAGCTGCTTGTATAGCTATGAACGAATGGTTTGCTTGTAATAAGCTAGACTTGTGGCTCTTATCCTTTCAGACTGATTTTACTATGGTCTTTATACAAAGATTGTCAGAACTTGATGATGCTAGTAAGATACTTGAGAAGACCGGATACTATGAGAACTACAGTAAGGAAGACTACCTTAATTTAATTCTAACCAGAAGAAGGAGACGGGAAAATGGCAGGTGCTAAGAAAAAAGCCATGAATCGTATGCGTGGTGGCGGAAGCAACAAAGTCATGCCTAAAAAAATGATGGGTGGTGGTGCAGCTAAACAAGCCATGAAGCGGCGCATGCGTGGCGGCGGCACCATGAAGAAGATGATGCGTGGCGGTAAAGTCAGGGCTAAGTAATGGCAACGTCGGGATCCAGAGATTTTGATATCGATGTAGCGGAAATCATCGAGGAAGCATACGAAAGATGTGGACTCGAGGTTCGCACTGGCTATGACACAAAGACTGCCAGAAGGTCTTTAAATCTTATGTTTGCTGATTGGGCGAACAGAGGACTGAATCTCTGGACTGTGACACAGGCGACTCAAGCACTGACCGCTGGCACAGCTACTTATACATTTACCACCGCATATACTGACATTCTTGAAGTGGTGCTTCGTGATAGTAGCAATACAGATAGAGATGTTTCTAGAATATCTAGAAGCCAGTATCTTAGCATACCGAACAAGGGTACTACTGGGACTCCTAGTCAGTATTACTTCAGCAGATCAACCACTCCGACAATAACTTTGTGGCCTACACCAGACGACTCTACTGACAGTCTTGTATACTACTATGTAAACAGGATTCAGGATGTGGATACCTTGGTAAACACAGCCGATGCTCCGTTCAGATTCTTACCGTGTATGGTTGCGGGTCTTGCGTACTACATTGCTATGAAAAAGGCTCCAGACAGAGTCCAACTGTTGAAAGTAGTGTATGAGGAAGAATTTCAACGTGCAGCAGACGAGGACGAAGATCGTATATCTTTGAAATTGCAGCCTAGCATACAGTATTTAAGGGTTAACTGATGGCTAGATATGCTTCTGGCAAAAAAGCATGGGGGTTTTCAGACAGATCTGGCTTTAGATACCGTTTGTCTGAGATGATTACCGAGTGGAATGGGATGAAAGTCGGTCCTGATGAGTATGAACCCAAGCATCCACAGTTGATTCAGACGCAGACAGGCTCAGATCCGCAGGCGTTGTTCGAGCCGAGGACACGAAACGACAAGATACCAGAGACAGTTGTCTTTCCTATATTTGATTTAAACACTTTCGTATATAAAGAAAATCCCAAGGCTGTTGGCTCTGTGGGTACGGTTACTCTCGGGGGTAGTGTAATTACACCTACCGATGTCACTGGTGTTTCAGCAACGGGTGCCGTGGGCACCGTTGTATTCGCAGGTTCTGCTGTAACAATAACAGCAACATACACCGTGACAGTTGTCAGCACAGCTTATGGAAACAAGTACGCTATAGACGGTGTACAACAAGCTACCGCTAGTTTGTCTGAGGGCAACACATACAGGTTTGATCAGTCAGACAGCAGCAACTCAGGGCATCCTTTAAGGTTTTCAACAACCTCCAATGGTACGCACAGCAGTGGTTCCGAGTACACAACAGGTGTCCTTACTAGCGGAACTCCCGGATCTGCGGGGGCTTATACACAGATAACAGTAGCCAGTGGCGCTCCTACATTGTACTACTATTGTACAAATCATAGTGCTATGGGCGGAACGGCTAACACACCATGAGCTATACATACACACAGTTAAAGTCTGCGATACAAGACTACGTTGACAACAACGAGACTACTTTTGTTTCAAACCTTGATAGGTTTGTCAAAAGTGCTGAAGAACGTATATTTACCAGCGTAGATCTAGAACTTTTCAGAAAGAATGTCTCTGGAGCAATGACAGCTAGTAATCAGTTTCTGGCTGTTCCGGCGGATTATCTTGCCACATTTTCTTTGTCTATCGAAGTTTCTAGCTCCAAACAGTTCTTGCAGCAAAAGGATGTTAACTACATTCAGGAGTACACACCAAACTCTGCCACAACAGGTGTTCCGCTATATTACGCTAAGTATGACTATCAAAATTTCATACTGGCTCCCACACCAGATTCAAACTATGTGTCGGAACTCCATTACTACTATCGTCCAGTTAGTTTAGCGGATAGTAAGTTTACTTTAACAGTAAGTAACGTGACCGGAACTTTTGCTGCTAATGAAACCATAACAGGTGGAACCAGCGCGGAGAGCACAAACATCAATTCAATTACTTCAGTCACAGAGTTTGTTGTCACCATTCCTACCGGAACATTTACTGTGGGTGAGACAGTAACCGGAGGAACAAGTGGTGCCACGGGTGTGGTTGTGTCTACTTCTGCTGACACTACTACAACGTGGATTAGTGAGAACGCTCCAAACGCTATACTATTTGGCAGTCTTATAGAGGCATACATCTATATGAAAGGGGAGCCGGATGTCATGAAGTTGTATAGCGAAAGATTTTTGGAGGCGTTGTCTAGGTTGAAAGATTACGCAGAGGCTCGTGAAAACACAGATGCGTACAGAAGGGGGTTACCAGACAGGGCTAGAACATGAAAATAGCAATAGTGGGTTTAGGGGGAAGCTATGCAGACTATATTTCAGCGAGAGTTGCTTCTCAGGAATTTGATGAAGTTTGGGGAATAAATTGTATAGGGGCAATCATACACGTTGATAGGACGTTTATGATGGATCCCGTTACAAGATTTTTAAATACAGAAAACGCAGGCACACAGACTGGTGTTGCAAGAGAGTTTCTTGCCAAGAATACAAGACCAATCTATTCCTGTATTAAACACGCAGACTTTCCGGCGGTTGAGCTATATCCCTTGGAAGAAGTCGCAAAATACACTGGTCTATGCTACTTCAACAACACAGTTGCATATGCTATTGCTTATGCGGTGTGGAAAAAAGTAGAGAAGATATGTCTATTTGGCATAGATTTCACATACAAAAATGTCAATATGGCTGAGTCTGGAAGAGCTTGTGTGGAGTTCTGGTGCGCTACAGCTATTTCTAAAGGTATAAAAATAGAGATAGCGCATCGATCTGGGCTAATGGATACCAATGTTCCAGACAATGAAAAGCTGTATGGGTATCATAGACTAGAGGATCCATTGGTACAGACGGTTGAAAATGGCAGTCTTCTAATAACGAAACAGTCAAAAATGCAGCCACCTGAACCAAAGGAAAGCGACCCCGTTATATTTGGAAGGCATGATCATGTTTGATTTAAACGTAGGAACTGTGGGATCAGTTAACATTGTAACGTCTGAGAATGGCGGATTGTCTAATGATCAAATAGCAGATATGCTGGCTAGTAAGTTAATCTACATATCAGATGAGGCACCAGAGCCTATACGTTTACAGGCAGAGGCTTTCAGAGATAGAGTTAGAAATATGGCACAGTACTATATAGAGTTGGCTAGAAAGGAAGAACGTGCTAGTATTTGCGCCAAGGTTCGTGATGCTGGTCAATTGGAACTGGCAAAAGCTATCGGGAGACTGTAATGGCAATCGCACAAGCAATGTGTACAGCATTTAAGCAAGAGCTTATGTTAGGCACACACAATTTCGCAACAAACGGTAACGCCTTTAAGTTGGCTCTTTATGCAGAGGGTGGTGGCGGTAAGTCTAGCACTACAGCTACTCTTGGTGCAGCAACGACAGCTTATACTACCACAGGTGAGATAGCCAACAGCGGCTCTTACACGGCTGGTGGTGGCACTCTTACCAAAGTTGCCCCAACCACTTCTGGCACAACAGCTTTGACTGATTTTGCTGACATTAGCTTTACCACAGCTACTATTACTGCGATGGGTGCGTTGATATACAACGACACCAACAGTGACAAAGCTGTGGCTGTATTGGATTTTAGTTCTAATAAAACATCTACTTCTGGAACATTTACAGTTCAGTTCCCTACAGCAGATGCGAGTAATGCTATTATACGAATAGCCTAATGAGGTAGCCTGTGTCAGATCTTCTTTCAGGTTGGGGACGAGGAACTTGGGGTTCCGGTGCTTGGAACCAAGGCTCTGGGGTAGAGGTAACAGGGGTAGTCGGGACAGGAGCGGCTGGCAATGTAACCTCTGATGCCTCGTCTGTTTTTGCGGCAACGGGTTCAGCAGGGACAGGAGCAGTTGGAACTGCAAGTGTAGTCGGAGGAGCGGCTTTTGCTGTTACAGGGGTCGCAGGAACTGGCGCAGTTGGTAGTGCAAGCATAACCGCAGGGGCGGCTTTTGCTGTTACAGGTTCTGCCGCAACTGGTGCGGTAGGTAGTGAAAGTGTAACGGGCGCTGCGGCTTTTGCTGTTACAGGACTAGGAACGACAGGTTCAGTAGGCACAGGAACAAGCGCACCTATTTTATCTTTAGGGTTTTCTGTTACAGGAGTTTCGGCAACGGGTTCGGTAGGAGAAGAATTACTTTACAGGCCAATCGTTCCATCACAGACTCCAAACTGGTCTGGGGCATCTGTATCACAAACACCTAACTGGGCAGACATAGCAGCGTAAGGACGAAAAAATGGCAAGCACCTATGTAAATGATTTAAGACTTAATGAGCTAGGAACTGGCGATGGTTCTGGTACTTGGGGAACAACCACTAACACAAACTTTGAGCTTATTGGCGAAGCATTAAGTTTTGGTACAGAAGCCATAACAGCGAATGCTGATACTCATGCTAGTGCTGTAGCAGACGGGTCAACTGACCCCGTCAGATCAATGTACATTAAATACACTGGTGCTTTGGATTCTGACTGCACCATAACCATTTCGCCAAACACAATGAGTCGAATTCATTTTATTGAAAACGCTACAACAGATAGCGGTAGTTCTGGCCCGTACAACATTATTATAAGCCAAGGATCTGGCGCAAATGTGACCATACCAAACGGTGACACTAAAGTTGTTTATCTTGACGGTGCAGGGTCAGGCGCGGCAGTTGTTGATGCCTTTGCTTCTCTAAGCACTGTTGATCTTAAAGTTCAAGACGACCTTACCGTTACGGATGACGCTGCTGTTGGCGGGGCGTTGACTGTTACAGGACTGATTACTGGAAATGCTAATCTAACTTTAGCGGGAACTACTCCCACACTGACTATTGGTGACGCGGGTGCGGAAGATACAAAAATTGTGTTTGATGGCAACGCTCAAGATTTCTACATTGCTCTAGATGATAGCGCAGATGATTTAGTTATAGGTCTAGGTTCTACTGTAGGCACAACGCCAGCAATATCTATAGATGAAAATCTGCTTGTAACTGTTGAAGATGATGTAAAAGTAGATGGTAGGGCTGTCGGTCACGTTATCACAGACAATGATGGCAGCTTTGATTTATCTGCTGGCAATGATTTCAAATGCACACCTTCAGGTAATTTCACACTTACATTTACTAACGGAGATGCAGGGCAGTCGGGCAATATATTTTTAATCAATAGTGGTGGTCACACTGTTTCTGCACATGGGGATATAGCTATTAACGCTACTGCTCTAACCGCATTATCAACGGCTGGTACATATCACCTTGCTTACTTCTGTAGTGTAGATAGCGGTACGGCTAATACCATAGCAGTATCAGCATCTGGAGCTTTGACTTAATGAGTGTAATAAAGGGTAATCATGGTGGTTTGGGTGGCTCTGGTGCTCCCGGAGGTGCGCTAGGTTCGTTTTATAGTACAACTATAGGTCAGTCTTTGCGTATGAACAAAGCTGACAGCCCTAGATTGATAGATTCATCTGTTTCAAGTGACGGTAATAGAAGAAAGTTCACATTTTCCTTTTGGATTAAATTTTCCAAAGCCTCAGATACATATGATATTGTGATTGGTGCTGGTGGTTCAGGTAGTTATCCAAGCGCAATTATTGGTTTTCATAGTCAAAGACTTACCTATAAAGATTACAGGCACCCTAGCTACGCTGGCGGTGAAATAATTACAACGGCTAAATTTCGTGATGTGTCTGCTTGGTATCATTTTGTAGTCGCTGTTGACACTGAGCAAAGCACCGCAGCCGATAGGGTGAAAATGTATGTAAATGGAACTCAGTTAACAGATTTTGATACAGCTTCATACCCTAGCGAAGATTATGACACTTTATTCCAAGACGCAACTTCTGGCAATGAACCCTTAATAGGTTTTGCTCCGGGATTTGATTACATGGATGGCTACTTAGCTGACGTTTACAATGTTGATAATGCACAGCTTGCACCGACTGAATTCGGGGAGACAAAGGACGGAGTGTGGATTCCCAAGACATATTCTGGCAGCTTTGGTACAACAGGCTATCACCTTACTTTTTCTGACAGTTCTTCTATCGGCGCAGATTCATCAGGGAACTCCCACTCGTTTGATACAGTTACAAATTTAGCCGCAGCCGATGTTGTGAAAGATAGCCCGACTAATAATTTTGCAATCATGAACGCACTAGTTCCTTTAGGTAGTGCTCAATCTCTTTTTACAGGAACTGAGGGTGGCTTAAAAGTTACTACAAGTGCATCTAATTATTCTCAAGGCATGGCAACTACAGCCGTAAAAACAGGGAAATGGTACTACGAAGTTTATATTACTGCGGCTGGGTATCCGTCTTGGCAAATTGGTTGGTTAGCTTCAAACATGGATGGATTGGGAAACTC